TGTCTAGACCATGCAGTTTGTCCTAAAGTTGGCGGTGTAGAAAGATCTTTAACATCATCTGGAGTCGCAGAAGAAATAGCAATAATAGGAACTTCTTCTCCAATTGACATTAACTTAAGTTCACGAGAAAGGTTTTTCATACGTACTGTTTCGTTGTCAGATTTTTGGTTTGGAGACATAAGTTGTAAGTAATCTACTATAACAAAATCTGGTCTATATTGATCAATCTTTCCACGTATAACAGAAGGAGTTACATCTCCCCCATTATCGTTTGATATGATATGAAACTCTGGTTTACCCGCTAATTTTTCAGCATGCCATTTTTTAAGCATGTCAATCTCTACTTCTCCATTGCTAAGTTTACGATGAGACCATAGACCTTCACCCATGATTGCAAATACACGATTACGAACTTCTGTTTCAGACATTTCAAGACTTATGACAAGTGGACTACGACCTTGCTTCCATGCTTGAACTGCAAAGTACAAAGCAAGCCAAGACTTACCAATTCCTGGATAGGCTAAAAATACACCAAGTTGTCCTGGCATAATTCCAGAAGGTAGATAGTTATCAAAACCTGGCAAGCCTGTTTTAATTCCAATGTGTCCAAGATCTTGCATCTTTTTTACATTTTCAAAATATGCAACTGCTGACTCTAAGTCAGTAACTTCAATATCTCTAATTGCAGAAGTATTCTTTTTTAGTTCTGATGTTTTTGTAATTAAATGTTCAAGAGCATTTGGGCCATTACCAACTTGAACCTCAGATGCTGCATTACGCAAAATATCTTTTAGGCTATCATTTAAATACTCTGTTTGTAATTCTTCAAGGTGATGCTTTGTTGAGCCAATGTCACCTACTGGAACAAAATCTCTAAACTTTTCTACCACTAAAGATGCTGGTGGAACTGATTGATTATTTTCTGAGTACAGCCTAATAAAATTCCATACGTCATTATGAGTTCTTAATAGGTTATCAACATTCGCCTGTAGCAAAACATGGATTTGTTTGTCGCTTAATACTGCGCTAATTAACTTTGCTTCTGTATTATTCATTTAGCCACTTTTTTCCTAATTGTCTACGCTCTTCTCTTTCTTTTTTATCTTGCTCTTTTTCTAATTTTGCATCTAATATTTTTTCTGCGTTGTATGCAAAGTAACTCCAACTAGGAACAATAGCAACATTAAAATAATAATCTAATAAATCATAACACTGGGCTAAACCATACGATTCAATAAGTCCATCCGCTGCCCACTGTTCAACATTGAGATTGAGCAGATTTTTCTTTTCATATCTTTGCAAATGAAGTTTGCCATAACGACTAAGCAAAGCCATACGTTCTTTGCGTTCAGCCATTATTCTTTGCTATCAGACTCTGCTTCTGCTTCTTTAACTTTTTCGGTTAATTTGTCTTCAACAAATTTGTAAATTCTTTCAAAAGACTGATCTGTGCTTTCGCCATCACGCTTTGAATCAACCACACCAAAATCAAACCTTAGTGATTGAAAATTTCCTAGATTAAGAGTATAGCCAAGTGCTACTGATATTTTTGTATTTTCGTTTTCCATTACCCCACCATTTCTGCTATTAAATATTCTCTGCCCAAACAGGAATAAATCTACCGTCTTCTGTCTTCGTATATGTAAGTATACCGTCGCCCATTCGCCTTGTCAATTCTTGGCTTGTAGGAGTCATATTATTTGTTATAAGTCCATCTTTTCTTGGTTGTCCTATATGTATAGTAGCCAGTATAGCACGGATGTCCCTTACCATGCTTTCTGAATAATAAGATCTTATTTGCCAACCTCTTTGTCCATTTAGCCTTGAACCAATCGGTGGTGGGATCATCCCAGTCTTAATTAACTTAGGCATATATTTTCTATGACGATTAATTAATTTAGCAGTCTCTGCGACTGTGTATGCACGTTCTCTATTTTTTCTAAAATCAGAACGCAAACAAGTTTCAATTCTATCTTTAGTAATATTATAAACAGAAACCATTCCAGTAGATCTTGAACTATGATGTAGCCTTACCAAGTCTCCATTAAGAAACCATATTTTTTTATTACCTTTTATTACAGTCTCGTTATTGTATGCTTGGCTCTCAATATTTCCCTTGCTAGTAGCCATCTACCTTCTTCACTTCCTGTTGGTGGGTGAAAGAATCTTCTTTCTCCACACACCATACAATATGTTTCCATATGTTGAACACTGCTATATTGCCTGTCAACAAAAATTCTACCCTTGCATTTTTTGCAAGAAATCATCAAGTTTATCCTTAGTTTGGAATTCCAACAATAACTAGATGTACTGATAAAGATAAGTCGCCAGAAGCCCCAAACCTTACAACACCCTCTACTCTTGTTTCTGTAACGCTTTTTAAAACAATATTTACGTTTTGTCCTGCTGGTGTTTGTCCAGTGTTAACTGGTGTTGCTGATACTATTGGTGGGTATTTAAAGTCTTTAAAGTCATAAGTAAACGTTCTTTCGTTACCCGCCGAAACTGTTGAGTTATTTGCAACTTCAACTAATCCGCCTACTATTCTTGTGTTAGAGGTTTGGACCTCTGCTTTTCCTGCGCTTGCTGTATCAATAATTGTTTTACTTGTCTGCTTAGAAGCAACATTTGTAGAAAGGTCATTTACGGCCTCAATTAATTGATATAAATATGTAACATCAAGAGGTTGCCCTCTTTCTGGTAGTGGTACTTTTGCCATTTATTCCTCCTATTTTATTATACCAAAGAAACTAAGCCAGAGTTGTATATTTGAAAATTGGCATTTAGTGTTTTTTCGGATGATTCAACTTGAATGATTACACGTACATTTGTTGTTCCAGTTTTAATAAATTGATATGAATGAATTGGCGTTGTTCCGTGGTAAGTTGCGGTAGCATTATCAAACCCAACAAAAACATCATAACTTGGCCTATTTAGTTCATCTCCCCAAACTGCACTAATAATTGATGCTGAAACCTGTACGGCGCCAGCCACAGCAGTAATTGAGTCATCTAATACAAGATTTATTGGAGACCATTGAGAGGTTCTGTTTTTATCTTCAGAAACAATTCTGTATCTAAAAACGTATCCAACTTTGTTATGATCTAACGGTGGCAAAGACGCTTTTTTTATTATAACTCTTTTAATTCCTGCATCAGCCATTATGAATTATTTCCGCTAGAAAGATCTACTGAAAATCTAAACTCAACATAATTACTAGTATTAGGACTCTTAACTATGGTTTCTGCTCCTGAAGTTTGAATTACTGAGTATCCTGTTAATCCATAGAGTGGGTTTATTGTAGAAACATTTTCTAATTTTAAAGCGTCTAGTGCTATATAATAATTGCCAGATGGATTAACTCCATCAATAACGCATGCGTATATCTTAACTACAGAAACAGCATTCCAATCAAAACCAGAAGTTCTATATAGTTGTTGAAGTTGTTTTGTTACAACAAAATATCTTTCTGTAGCAAAATCGTATTGTCCACCACTGCTATCATCAGCAACTTCTGCTTCAAGTCTTGCAAACTCTGTTCCACTTGTATTTTCAAATGAAACTAAAACTCTGGCTCTTTCTGGCTGAGTGCCAGAACCATATGTTCCATCTCTGTTTATTATTGAAAATGCCAATCTTAACTCATCTGTTGGAGAGTTTTTTGTAAAGTCAACTGTTGCTCCGCTTAGTCTAATGTAATTTGATCCTGCGCCTATTTCAAAAGTATCTTGTGTTGGACCGCTATCTGATTCAATATCAAGATCAGCCTCGTTACCTTTTATCATAATAATATTATTTAAAAATCTTGGTCTTTCATATCTTGCAACTCTTGGTGATTTAAAAAATATTGGATTATCTGCACTTGTTTGAAATACTGGATCTGCTACAGCAATAACGTTATCGTAGTTTGGAGCATCTAATGCATCAGACTCTGTATCAATTGCTACTGCAGATGCTTCTGTTACGTATTGCCAATTTTCTGTTTGTGTAAAAGCAAATACTGTTTTGCTGTCATATGCTCCTGCAGAAGGATTAGAGCCTGCAGAATATATTCCAATTTCAGTTATTTCATATCTTTCTTCTGTTGGAAGTTCTGCTGTTAAAACAATCTTATCTACACCATCTTCGTTTACGAAACCCCTAGATGAAATTGGAACACGAAACATTTCAAAATCTAAATTTGTTTTTGTTGAATAATCGCCTATTTCATCGGCGGTATCTAAGGGAGTAGCACCACAACCAATGGCAATATACGAGGCATAGGCAGGGGCCTGACCAAGTAAATACTTTGCAATAATAGATTTACCAGTATTAGTTATCATGAGGTGTAGTCTCCAAGATCTGCTTCATATATTGTACCACTTACGCTGATTTGTGTTTCTACTTGTTCGTCAGGGTTTACGTTAATAAATTCAATAATTAAGTCTCCTGCTGCGTTAAGGTATACGTTTTCTCCATTAGTTCCGTTGCCAGTTTCTGGAATTTTGTCTTCTAGTTTAATTGAAAATCCAGCAAAAAATTTATCTGCGGTTTGTTGTAGGCTAAGAATATTGTTTGGATTATACCTTTGTTGAATGGCTGAAAGGTTTTTGATTGGCTGATATGATATTTTTTGTCCATTAACAATGTCAGATCTTGTTATACTAATTAATTCTTGACCGCCAATATTTTCAAATATTTGATCAAACATTCCGTCTGTTGGAATATTTTCTTCATCAAATAATATAATGTCCAGAGTCGCTGTTTTAACTGGTGGTGGTGCAGAAAACATTCTTGCAGAAAACATTTCTGGTTCTGGTGCTGGAGGTGTTGCTGTAATACTTGCGCTGGGAAGAGGGCCTCCTGAAACTACATTATTATTAGTAGGAATTATAGATCCATATCCTGCAGCAATTGATTTGTCATTCAATATGCTAAGCATTCCTTGTGTATTTATGTTTCCATTAGAAAGCGTTACTGAGGCTCTTTCATTTGCAGTTAATTGTTGATATGCAGGAACATCATTAAAGTAACCCTGAGCATTTACGCCACCTCTACGTTCTACTTCTGCTGCACCAACAATTGATATTGCTTCTGCTGTTTTAACAGCATCAATCTTAGAATGACGTTCAAAATTTGCTGCGTCTAAAGCACCCATGTTATACCTCCGCCAAATAAAGTGTCATGTCTGGACCATTTATTTTCCTTGAATACTCAATATTATAAACTATAAATCTAGAGTCAACCGAAGTGACTAAATCTAAGTTATTAGAATCCTTATAGTTAATTGTTACAATGTCTCCAAGTTGAATCGTTGGAGTTGCGAATATCTTTAAGCCAACTGATTTTTTAGGAACCATAAGTTTATCTATCATCCAGCCCATTAGATTTTCTGCATCATCTTGTGTTTGTATGTATGGTGTATCTAAAGTAAATTCATTATTTCCATAAATCATTCTGCTTCTTTTAATTTCATCAAACTTTTGTTTTTCAACTTGTGGAGAAACAATTTGAGAAGATCCAGTTAACAATGGATTAGAGAAGTTGCTACGTTTTTTAAAGTATTCGTCAACTGTTAACTCATGAGTTGTGTCTTGTGTAAATGTAACGCCCTGAATTCTTAAGTAATTACCGCTTGTTTCATCAAGGTTTAAAGCGGTATCTGTAGCATTAAATATTAAAAACTCAGCACCGTATGAGTCTGCATAAAAGCCAGATGAGACATATCCTTTAATGTTATTAAATGTTGGTGATAACTTGGCGTAAAGTGCAGGGTATGCACGATCATACTTAACATCAAAGTAGGCACACTCTCTCATTATTGAACCAAATTCATCAAAATATAAATTATATTTAGGTGGTTGTTGAGAACTAATACCAGATAGATATGTTGCTTGAACAATACCGCTCATTGCGTATTTTCTTAAAGATTCGCTAGCGCTTATTTCGTTATCGCCAAAAGCAGAAGATAGTGTTTCTCCAACTGTAAATACAGTGTTTTGAGAATAGTTTTGAGACAGAGCATATAAATTTTCAAACATTACTCTAGAGGAGCCACGAACAAATGGAGCCATATTGTTATATATTGGAAGCGGGTCTGGGTCATCTACAACCTTAATTAATTGATTGTTAATGTATAAATAAAATCTTCTTGTTTTTCCTATGTCCTGATACTCTACGGCTAAATCGTATACCGTTGGATTTTCCTCACCAGTCATTCTATATTGACCAGTAAACCTTCCATCGTCAACTGTAATTTTTGACAAACCGCCATAAAGTTTTACAGGAATTGCGTCATTGTTTGATGAATCTTTTTTAATTTTATAAAACACAACGTTATTAATAGAAATATCTGATTGGTTGTCTTCATCTAATTGTAAATATGACTCTATGTTATCACTTGTCAATGCAGCAATTTCAAAATAATATCCATTGTTAGTCGTTGGATTAAGCAGTACTGCAAGACCACCTGAGCCACCGCTAATGTTTACGTCTTGATCTGGCTGAACCCCAGCAACCTGATAATATGTTGTGCTTCCGTTTGGTGTTTGACTGCGACGTTCATTATTTTCAATCTTACCGATAATACGCATTCTTGTTCCAAAATGTTTATAAGAATTATCTAACTCTTTATAAACGTAAGACACTAAATCAATTGGAGTTTCAGTTGTTTCAAAGGTTGGTCCATTCATGACTAAGGCTGATGATTGAATTGTTCCAGTTTTAGGAGATATGGTTGAATTAACTGGAGTTTCTGTACTATAACTTGAAGACATAAAGTTTTTAATTGTTCCGCCTCTTGAGGTTTGTTGAGCCTTAGAATTATTAACTCCTGCTGCTCCAGTTGTGGTTGCTGGTAAAGAAATATCTTCAAGTAGAGTGGTTGTAAATAAATACTCAGTTTTCATTTGACAACCTCTAACATAGGTATTGTCTGACCAGTAAGAATTTATTCCAGCGGTATGATTTGTTATTGTTGTTCCAAATTGAGCACGACCATGCTCATAAACTGCACCATTTTGCAAACGAGTAACACCTTCAATTTCTTCATAAAATGGAACTGTGTAAATTCTTACTAACCCAGTTGGGTATATTTTTCCGTTGAAGGGCAATGATCTAAAAAAGTTTTGATATTCTTGGTTGTTAGTAATCCATACATTACTACTACCCTGTCTATGAGAGACTCTCCATGCTTGAATTTCTTCACCCTTTTGTGCTTCTGTAATTTCTCCATTTGCAACTTTTTTATCTAGTGCATCAATAACACTTGTTGGGGCTAATCTTCCAGGTAAAACTATTTCTGGCTTAGACTCATCTAAATTTATACCGTCTGATAATATTGGATACCAGATCGCAAGAGTAACGTTAAATTGTGCAGCATCATATCTAATAACTTCTCCATTAGAATAAAAATATCCTTGATACCTTGTAAGCCAATAAACGTTTTCTCCAAGATCAAAGACATTGTTTACTATTTTACGATTAACTACACTTGGTGCAGATGCAGTAAGATCAGAGTTTAATGGCATTGCTCCTAAAACGTATTTACCCTGCTTAGATGCAACTTCATTAATTGTTTTAGTTGAGTCTGTTCCAGATACTTCCCATAAAAGTGCGGGTTTATAAATCCAAGTTTTATCTATATCAATCATGCTTGCCTGACGAATAGAACCGTAAGACCTCTGAATATATCTAGTTGTATAATTAATCTTTCCGTTATTATAAACTTTTTTGTCTTGTGATGCAATTGAAATAATATTTGGAAGTGTGCCAGATGAAAAGTTTTCAACAATGCCGCTAATAGATTGATTTGTGGCTCCAGACAAAACCATGTTAGATGCTCTATCTTCTAAATCTGGAAGCATATAGTTTTTACTCATTACGATAAAATTATTGTATTCATCAAAAAACATTGCGGTCTGTGTAGAGACTGCAAGTTGATTTAACACTTCCGCTACCGTTTGATCTGGAGCAATAAAGAAATATGGAATAATTGGGTCTGGCTCATTTGTTGTTCTGTAAAATGCATAATTACTAAATCCAATATAATCAAGAATTAAACTAATTGCATAACTAAGCGATACTTCTGTTACTAACATTCTTGGAGCAGGCATAGATTCTAAGAAGAAATAAAAGTCTCTTAAAGATATTTCTAACGTGCCAGCAGTAACATCTGCTTGTGGAAATCCGTCAGAGTAAAGCGTTTTAATTGGAACCCAGTAGTCAAATCCACTTACGTTTAATATCTTTTCATAAAAATTAAATTTAATATTTTTACGAACATAGTCACTAACTATGCTATTAGTGTTGTTATCGTTAAATGCTTGATCATCATCAAACAAAGATATGTTACCAGTTGAAGCAAGTAGTTGTCCTACTGGTAAGGCAGATGTTCCAAGATCAGAAAGAATTTTTTTAATACTATACTCAATTGTTTTATCGGATATGTCAACAACTAATCTTGGAGACATTTCAATTAAATCAAATGTAGAATCAAACTTATTCATTTTTTCTACTACAATTCTTAAGCCACGAATGTTTTGAAACTCTCTATAAACAGTTTGACCATTTGTTGTTTCTTGAAAAGATAGTGGGTTTGTTAGGTCTGTAACAAAAGTTGTTTTATTATCAAGTTGTTCACTTCCCAATACCCAACCATAAACTGGAGAAAATGTATTATATGTGTTAGTAGTCCCGTTCCATACATGATATGTTCCAACATCACCTTCATTTGGAATAATTAAGTATGCGTATCCATTTATTGATTCGGTTGGTAATAGAGTAGATGAAGAAAAAGTTTCTGCAAAAACAAAACTATCTTTAAAATTATCTGGAATATTTTTTAATCTGTATTGTAATTCAACATATCCGTCATGAGCAATAATTGGAGATCCGTCGTCACGAGTATCGTTTTCAGTAAAAACATAAGAATCTACCCAATTGTTTTCTTCAAGGTGTTGAACTTTCCATCTTGTTGGAGTTGTTTTATTTACGTTACCAAAAAACGGATCCTCAAAAGTTCTAGAAATATCAGTAAAATCTCCTAAATCTATATCTCCAACATTTGTCTGCATCTTTACAATGATTCGGTTTGCTGGTACATTTTCTTTGTAAACTACAAACGGTACAGCATCATCTATGTAATAATTACCATTAACTATGGTTTTAGCAATACCTCTTTCAATACCATCTTCGGTTCTAAAAGATGTAAAGTATTTAAATTGATCATAGCGTGATGCCATATAATATCTTGGTCTTCTAGCAAGGTCGCTACCAGAGTTTGATAAAAACTTGCCTTTGAAAGCAACTGCTTTATTGATACCAGATCTTGGTCTAAAGGGTTTTACACAATCTTCTAATGAATATAAAAGTTTATTTTTTTCTTTTATAGATGTAAAAGTTTGAGGAGTTCCATTATTTTCAAACCCTCCATCAATAACAACATCTGCATCTGTTGCTCCAGTATAAAATAATCCAGCATCTGCGCTATCAAATGTATTTGGCAGGGTTAAGAATTGTGAGTTTTGTTCTTGAGATCTATATCTATAATTTCCAAGTTTAAATATATTATCTGGCATATTCATATTCCACTCAGCCAGAACTAGTGACTCTGTTTGTATTGTTGCAGATGTTTCAAAGTGATTTTTTAAGTCTGTACTTTCAAACATTTAAACTTCTTCCAGGGTTACCGATATGTTCCAAAGATCATGATTTGTTGCTCCACGTTTTACGACTGAATAATTAAAGTCTGCAAAATAAACTTGAATAATTTGATTGTATCTGTTCAAACCAGTATATTCATAATTTTGACCATCTAGGTTTGTGTATTTATCATAAGCAAGGTACATAAAGAATGGACCCTGATGTGTCTCATACCAATCAAGAAGTTCTACGCCACCTGCTCCACCATCTGCTGTGTACTCTGAGGATGTTCCTTCACTTGGTGATACTCCTGTTGATGTATTAAATGCTGCACCTGTTCTGTATGATCTTGAGGGTATCATGTTCCAAGATACAGACATTGTAAGTTTATCTGCAATATGATATGAACGCATACGACCATTTATAGTCCTTTGACGTTGCTCAATTCTCTGGGTATTAAATTGCATATCCCCTCTATTATGATCAGATAAAATAATAAATTGATCTAATAGGTCTGGATTTGTCTCTGCCGTGCTTGCCCCTACCTCTATGCCATTGGGCACGTATAGGCCATTAGAGAGGGTTCCAGCGTTGTTTGCCCATAAGATACCCTGCGGTCTTGTATACCTGCGTCTACCCGTTAAATAAGCACTAGTAGCCATTATCGCCTCTGCCCTCTAATTCTTTGTGAGTCAACATTTTTAATTTCTCTCATTACTGCATTAGCAATAT